GCGTTGATCTCCTCAGTGTAGGTAGTCAACATCTGAGCGGGTTTGACTTTCGGAAAAACAACCCCGTCCTGGTATCGCGTGATCGTGTCCAGCTTGTTGATAAGCTGAGCTTTCAACATGTTCAGAACGGTGTAATTGTCCCGCAAGTCCGGATCCTGATGCTGCGCCAAGTTGTTAAGAGAAGAGGTCTCTTTTGAGAGGCGATGTCGAGCACAGTGATCCACACAGTGGTCAAACAATTCCTCATCCCACGGGATGTCTTCCGGCAGTGCAAACAAGTCTGAAAAGGCCTCCATCAACAGAGGGCCGAGCCAAGCCAAGTCTTGAAGTTCTTTCTCATTCTGCTCATGAGTCTCAAAGCGAAGACGTTTGTCGAGAGTAGGTCCGAACAAAGCCTCGTCCTTAGCCTGATGCCTGGAGAACATGTCGGTCATGTTGTGAATATTCTCCGAGGGGGAAGAATCATCAAAAACATGCGAGTACGCACCATGTCTCTCGGAAAAGAATTCAAAACCCTCACGAGCGAAACCAGAGTTCCCCAGATCATGCATCGGAGCAGCAGATCGAGGAAACACGGTGGGTACCCATTCCTGCATGGGATCGGCGTGCTGGAGAGGGACAGGGCTAGTGTCTGAAAGTGCCCGAAGGGCTGGGGGACTCAACATGGCACTGCGCATCGTGGGCTCCAGCAGATCGTCGTACTTGCTGACGATGTCATGATCATCCAACACGTCTGCCACAGTGACGAGTTTGCCTGCATACCACAAGACAGGAGAAGACACGATGGACGCAGGTGGGGGCGAACTGGCAGACATGAAAGTCTGGAAAGCAGCGACGAGTGGAACACCTTGCATTATGGCACGGAGAAGAGGTTGAGCCACCATCGCCCGGACCATTTCAGCTGGGGTGAGAGTGTAGTAGACGTATATGTCAGCACGAGAACGAGTGAAGGCTGTGTAAATCGCCTCAGAGGGGACGCCAGTCAAAACCTCGCGACCCACCACGATGGTGTACGGTCCCGGAAAATCCAAGCCACCACAGGAAGAGAGAGTGAAAGCATCTCTGCCATAGTGTTTCACCACTGCCTGTGAGTTGAGAGTGGTGACGATGACAGGCAAGTCCCGTGGAATCCGGTTCACCACAGAGACAGTGGATCGCCTCCCATGGTAAACAGGGATGTTCAAGGCCGTAGCGACATGAGAATTGACGCGCCAACTACCACAGAGGTACTGATGAATGAATGGGGAAAGCGCAATCCCAGGTGAACAATGCGAAGGAATAACGCTGGCCGAGGTGGTGACCGGGGGGCCGCATTGGTAAGGATCTCCAAGCAAGATCACGTGGGTGACGTCCGGGTGAGTGGCCAAGTAGAAATCCAGGTAATGACCTGGCAGTTTTTGAGCTTCGTCAATGATCAACAGCTGAGGGCTGTTGAACAGGGCACGTTCGTGAGTCTTGAAACCAACCTTGATCTCCTTGCTGGGGTTGGGAAAATGAGACAGCCATTCACGACAAAGGGCGTT